GCCGGAGGCCTGGGCCGCGCCCTGATCGCCGGAGGCCTGGGCCGCGCCCCTCACGCCGGAGGCCGAATTCCCGGCCTCCAGCGTCGTGCGGCTCCACGTGTATTCGAATGCGGCCTTCACGAGCCCGGCGATGTCGATCTCCGCGCCGATGGTGATGGTCTTTGTCACGCGCTTGGTATCTTCATTCTCCGTTTCCGGAGAGACACAAGGCGTTTCAACTGCGCAGAAACGAGAACCAGCCGGAGGATAGTAGTTGAAGATGTCGAGCGGATACTCGCAGAACTGGAAATTACGGCAGCGCATATCCTTGTCGAAGCCCTTGAAGCCGTGCGTGATGGTCGGTGCGGGCTGCGCCTTCTTGACCGGGGCCTTCTTCTTCGTGGTCGTCTTGGTGGTTGCCATGTCGTTTCTCCTTACGCAGCAGCCGCAGCGGCAGCGCCCTTACCGAACTTGAAGAAGCTGAGCTGCTGAACGGCCTCGGCCGGGGTCAGCATGTTGCCTGCACCGTCAACAAAGATGTTACCGGCGGTCACGACTGCGGGGATACCCACCTTCGTTTCCGCTTGGATGTGACACTTGTTGCTGTCATTCTTGTCCAAGGTGACGGTAAGCTTTGCGGTCAGGACCCACTTTTCATCGGTATCCTGGCGCTGCACCATGTCGAACATGGCCGTCTGCAAGCCCTCGTAGACATCCTGCACGAAGCGGCCTTTCCCGATGCTCAAGAGCAACGCCAGGGCCTTTCCTTCGGCGTGGCAGTCCTGAGGCATGCGTAAATTCTTCAGCTCCTCCAGTGCCTCGCTGAGCGACATCTGGTTCGAATCCAGATCCTCGCGCAGTTCCTGTTCACGCTCATACAGCCAAGCGTCGGCATGGTTCATGGCGTAGAAGTCGATCTGGTCTGGAAACGGCAAGCGGCCCTGCGTATAGGCGCGGAAAATCGGGTGCTGAGGGGTGTTCTGTTCAGCAACAGTGACGGTGGCGTATTGCGCAACGAGCGCGCTGCTCTTCTTCTTGCTGGCCTTCATGGTGGTTCCTCCTCCCTGGTCGGTTGTGGTGGAGCTACAGCCTGGCGCTGTTGCTTACGATCTTGGTTTTCGGAGTGCTGGTGCACGCCAAGCAGTCCGGATTACGACGGCCATAGAGGCCCTTCCCGAAGGCCTCCAGCGGCAGAAGCTGGTGGCATGTGCGGCAGCGCTTTTCAGCACGCGGACGGGTGCTTTTGCTGTGGTTCATGCGTGCAGCCCCGTATTCACGGCGCGGCGGCGGGTCATGTCCTCGCGGTACGTCATGGCCGCGTCGCGCTCCTGCGCCTGCAACTCTTCCAGGTACTCAGCGGAGGGGAAAAGTCCGGGGCAGTGATTCGCCGGGGCCTCGCTGTCAGGCTCGAAGGTCAGCAGCGGCACGGCCACGTCCATTCCCATCAGGGCGGTTTCAAGGGCGCGGCGTACGGCGGCCTGCGCAAGACACGTGGGCTTGTTCGGGTTGCCGATGTTCATGTGCGCGCAGTCGCGGCATGTGGCGTCCGCGAACAGGTCGTTACGGCGGACGTCGGTGATGTCGAGGTGTTCAAGCTTCATGGCTACGCCGCCTTCTTGTTGTTCGTCTCTGTGGTTTTGACCTGGCCGGAAGCAACTAGTTCAGCGCAGCGCTCGCAGTACGGGCCAACCATCTTGCCGCTTAACGTGCGAACGCTGATGTGGACGGAAATCTTGACGCGGCAGTTGTTGCACTTCATGGCTACATCCCCGCCAGCTGGCCCGCGTCCACCGCAGGATGCAGGCACAACACGTAGAGTATTCCGACAACGGCCATGATCAGGCAGGCCCACACGGCGATGGTGAGCGGCGACGGGCCGTAGGTGATGCGCTCCTGAGACGTGGTCCGGTAGATGCCTTCCATGCTGTGCCTCCTGTGTTCTTTTAGACCTGCCCCACCTTCACCGATCCAGTGAGGCAGGCCCTAGCCAGGGTCGGGACGGCTTTCCCGTCTGGCTCACCACTTGTTCCCCCCAGCCGCCGCACCTCAGCTTCAGCCGGGGAAAGTCCTGAAAGATCGTTCGGCCGGCGCTATCGTCCCGCAGCACGAAGTGCTGGACACGCACAAGCCCCACGCAGGTCGTCGAGCATGCGCTGAGCGGCGCCGATGTGGCGTTGAATCGAGCGCATTGCTGGACGACGGGAAGCGGGCTGTGTGCGGGTCAGCGCCTCAAGGCGGTCCCTGCCCATGGTGTTGAACGGCTCCGGCAACAGGTTCCTGTTGATGTAGAGTCCGTTCGCTCCGGTACGAAAAAGGCCATGGCGCTTCATCGCCTCGAAGAGCACCGCTACGTCCGGTTTTGGAGCGCAGGACGGAATCTCAACGTAACGCGGCTTAGCACCAGTAAGAATGAAGACCTTGCTCATCTTGAGCCCCCTTGAAACATGCATCGTCCGCCCCCTGCTCGCCCCTCGGTCTTGCTGCCTACTTTCTCGTCCCGCGCTCACGGTTGGGATCTGATTTCGGGTCGCTCTCTGCCGGGCTCGTCTCGTTGCGTGAGTCCTTGTTTACACGTTGAAACAAACAAGTCAACAATAAAGTTTCAACTAGTAAACAAAAGATGCAAATTCTTGCCATCCTATTTTGGTCGGATAACGTCTGCCGGGCATTCCTGCGCAAAAGTGCGTATCGGCCCCGTATGGTGAGACTGAGTGAATACCCGCAGGAGGCGGAGGAGCGGCGCGTAGGGAAAGGCACCGGCGCGCACGGGGCGCAGGTGTTAGGGGTTGCCTAATAGGTGGTAGCAACCGTCAAGGATTGCTTGACTGTTGGGGAAAGAGAATTGGCGTTGGCTTAACTAGCGGCAGGCGGAGGGCAAAAGAAAAGCCCCGCGTGGGCCGGGGCTGAACTAGAGGTTTGCGAAATTTCGCAAACTGACCCTTTATGCTTGACCGCCTACCACCTCTCGGCGTGCCCCCGGTGCCGATCCCACTCGCCGTAGTATAGCGCTGCCAGGTCCGGCGAGTCGAGGATCAGCAGATTCTCGGCGTTCGAGCTCTCAGCAGCCCCTGTGAAATTGAAGCTCCCCGTCACCAGCGTGCGCATGTCGATGACCATCACCTTGTTGTGCGCTATGGCGTGTCTGGCGTCCACGTAGACCGTGGCGCCTGCGTCTGCCAGCAAAGCCCCCTGCCCGCCCTTGGCGGTACGCTGGGAGCGGTCAAGGACGGCCTCGACATGCACGCCGCGCCCGGCGGCCCTGCACAAAGCCTCGGCTATGGACCGAGAGGTGAAGCTGTAGGCCAGCACGAAGATGGTGGCCTTGGCCTGGTCGATGCGGTGCACCAGCGCGTCTTGCGCGCCGCCACGGGGGGAGAAGTAGATCGCCGCGGGCGTGTCGGCCGGCAGGATGAGGTCGAGCGCCTGGGCCGGGCTGGTCAGGGCCAGGAGAAGGAAGATGGAGAAGAGCGGGCGCATGGGGGGGGCTACTGAAGCACGGTAGCAAAGACATACCAGCTATCGGACTGACCTCTGATGCGTATTTTTATGTACCCATTCGCGACGATATCTTCAATGTATGCTGGTGTTCCTTTGTCGATTGAAACTCCATCACCATTATTGATGAGTTTTCGTACTAAAAGTTTGCCCCCCTGGTCATCTCCGGAACGCCCCACCTCTGCGACACGTGCAATCTGTTCTTCAGTCTTGAGCCCAACGCTGCCTTCCTTGATTTTCACCATATCGCCACGCTTTAACTCAACCTTTTTCTGGCCGGTAGCGGATGCCACGTCTTTCGTGCGCTCCTCGGCAATCGCAAAGATAATGAATAGCGCGACAAGAGAAAATGCCAAAATGATGGAAAGTTTCAACGCCTTGTTGATCGGTTGTTTCGGACCCAATTGAAGTTTCACCGGTCTCCCGCATTTTGGACACGAGGGAGCGGCATCAGAGATTTGCTCGTGACAATCTGGGCATTCAATCAATGGCATAAATGATCCCTCCTCTCCCGTAGCCTAAAGCATTCTGCCAACCCACCGGGCCCGACCGATAATTCTTGGGCGCTCATCTTTCGGGACTTCCCAAGATGGAAAGTTCGGATTGTCAGATTTCAGCAAGATAGTCCCATCTGGCTGCTTGAAGACTCGCTTGATATGAAGTTCTTCCCCAACCCCAACGCCGTAAAGCAACCCTGACTGTATTTCTTTGTCTGATTCATCAACAAGGACGGTATCGCCATGTCTAAGTGTCGGCTCCATGCTGTCGCCAACGACACCGAACAGCACCGGCTTTGCCTTCATGCCCAATGCCCGGAGGAAGTCATTGCGGAAGGCAAAATACCCTTCCGTCCCATCGTCCGTCACGAGGCTTGAACCTGCGCCAAGCCGCGCCTTCACTTTTCGGACTAGGCCAAACCCAGAAATGAAATCAACGCCGGGCTCTTTGGTCTCTTGCTCGAGCTTAAGGCCGAGACCACGCACCATCGCGTTGACATTGTCCATGTTCACCCTTTCACCCGTGACGGCCCCTGAAAGGACTTTATGAACATAGGCCTTTGAGCGGCCAAAGCGTGCGCCAATGGAATTGAGGGTTTCCCCGGCGTCTCGGCGTCTCTGAATCTCCGCGACAATAGCATCCCAAGTTTTTCTTTGGTCCATAGCGCCTGTTCTCACAAGTTTGGTTTCAACGGGTAAACTTTCTTGTTGACTACGTTGTTTCAACGTGTAAACAATACACCCATGAACGCACTCGAATCATACCGAAAGCAGAATGGACTGACGTTTGATGCCCTGGCCGAAATGGTAGGACGCGGCAAACCTTTGGTCTGGAAGCATTGCCGCTCCAAGCGCATCCCGGCAGACGCTGTCCCTGCCTATGAGGAGCGGCTCGGTATTCCCCGTTCTTGCTTGCGCCCAGACCTGTGGCCGCCCTCCCCAGCCCAACCTCAAGACGCAGCATAGGAGCGCAGGCATGGCGGGGAAAAAAGAGAAGAGCATCACCTTTAAGTGCGATGACGACTTTGACGCATGGCTCTCACGCGAAGTGCGCGAAGCAGATATTTCAGCAAGCACTTTCATCCGACAGGCTCTCCTTTTGGCTGCACCGCAGATCAAAGCTTACCGCGGGCTGGATCGTTTGAGCCTGGAAGATATCAAAGGGTAAGGGGGTGGTCAGTAAGTTATTGAGAACACAGAAGAACTACGTAGACCAAGCGATTACAGGCAGTTATAAAAACTCTAGTGTCACAAAGGACACAACAAAGCAGAAGCGCCCACGGGCAAGGCGGGCGCTTCGAAGGGGGAAAACAAAAATGGATGAGTCAACCTATTTCGATTTGGCCCAGGCTGTCAAGGATCGTGCCCAGGCTCAGGCTGATCTTGACGCGTTGCTCCAGCCGCTGCGTGACCAGATGGACCAGCTGCTTCTGGGCGACCTGGCGACAAAGGCGCTGGAACTCACCAAGAAGATCGAAGCCCATTGCGTCGCCAAGGCCGATGAAATGCGCAAGCTCATGGGCAAGGACACCGGCGCTGCTTCTTTTGTCGATGGCGGCTTCAAGGTGACCGTCACGCTTCCCAAGCTGGTGAAGTGGGACAACGAACGCCTGGCAGAACTCGCCACCAAGATGAAGGACTGCGGCGACGACCCGGCCCAATACCTCAAGCTGACCTACGGCGTCGACGAGCGCCGCTACAAGGAATGGCCGGGCACTATCCAGGCCGCATTCCTCCCCGCGCGCACCGTCATCACCGGAAAGCCCAAGATCGAAATCAAGGAGGCGAAGTAGCCATGAACAAGACGCAAATCAACTACTTCGAGGAGCGCATGTTCCGCATCCAGAAGTCGATCTTGGATCGCATGGAGACCGAGCTTCCGCGGCATGAAGGCCCGTCAGCGTTGGAACGGGCAGGCATGATCGCCTCCGGTAAGGCTCGCTTCATGGAGGAATTGTTTACCGGCCCCAACTGCCCGAGCAGCCGGAACGTTTTCGACTGCTTTGAGTTCCCCGGCGAGGATGACCGGCAGGCCTTCAATTCTGCTCGCTCTGCCGAACAGGCCAAGATCGTCGCCAAGGTCAAAGAGGAGTGCCGCAAGCTCATAGATCAGTTCGTGCTGGAACGCATCACCTTCGAAGAGGCTGCCGCCAAGCTTGAGGGCATGAAGTTTTGGAAGAAGGGAGGCAAGTAGCCATGCGCATCATCAGCGCCGACGAGCGCATTCACGAGAACAGCGGCATCAAGGGCGTCATTTTCGGCCCGGCCAAGATCGGCAAGACCTCGCTGCTCTGGACCCTGGACGCGGCCACGACCTTGTTCGTGGACATGGAGGCCGGTGGCCTGAGCGTGCGCGACTGGAAGGGTGACAGCGTCGAGGTGACCGACTGGCAGACCGCCAAGAACCTCGCCTGTTGGCTGGGTGGCCCGGACATGGCCAGGGCCGGGACCATGGAGGATTACTCCGACGCCCACTACGCCCACGTCTGCCAGACCTACGGCGACCCGGCGATCCTGAACAAGTACAAGACCATCTTCATCGACTCCATCACTGTTCTGGGCCGCCTGTGCTTCGGTTGGTGCAAGCGCCAGCCCCAGGCGTTCAGCGAGAAGACCGGAAAGCCCGACACTCGCGGGGCCTACGGCCTGCACGGGCAGGAAATGATCGGCATCCTCACCCGCTTCCAGCGCGCCAAGGGCAAGAGCGTGTGGCTGGTCGGCCTGCTCGACGAGAAAACCGACGACTACGGCCGCAAGACCTATCAGGCCCAGATCGACGGAAGCAAGACCGGCCTGGAGCTGCCCGGCATCGTCGACCAGGTCATCACCATGGCCGCGCTGCCTGACGGCGAGGGAAAGCTGCAGCGCCAGTTCGTCTGCTCCAACCCCAACGACTTCGGTTTCCCCGCAGGCGACCGCTCGGGAGCGCTCAATACCATTGAGCCTGCGCACCTGGGCAAGCTCATGGAAAAGATCATGGCGGGCATGGCGACCAGCCCGGCCACGAACCTCACCTACACCAACCCCACCACCACGGAGGAATAGACCATGGCTTCCAACAGCGACAACTTCTTTGATTTCAGCAACGCCGATGACCAGCGCGAATTTTCCGGAGACCCCATCCCCGGCGGAACCATCGCTCTGTTCAAGGTGAACATCCGCCGGCCGAAGCCCGAGCAGGCCGCGCAGCATCCCATGGTCACCAAGTCTAAGACCAGTGCCTTCCAGTACCTGGACTGCGAGTTCGAATGCACTGCGGGCACCTACAAGGGCCGCAAGTTCTGGCAGAACATGGGCGTCGGCGGAGACGGTTCGGACGGCCACACCAAGGCCATCAACATCACCCGCGCAACCTTCAAGGCGATGCTCCAGGCTGCGCGCAACGTCGCCCCCGGCGACAACAGCCCGGCGGCGCAGGCCGCCCTCATCATCAAGGGCTTCGAGGACCTGGACGGCCTGACCATTCCCGTCAAGGTCGGCTATGACAAGCCGTCCACGCAGTACCCGACACCGCGCAATGTCATCCGCGCAGTCGTCACCCCCGACAAACAGGAATACGGCGCCGTCATGGCCGGAGGTGAGGTCTTGGGCTCCGAGCCCTTGCCCGCCGCGACCACGGCACCCGCCTCTTCGGCCTCCGCTGGCGCGCCTGGCGGGTGGGCTGCTCCTGCTTCCGCCGCTCCCGCGGCTGCTTCCCCTGGCTGGTCTCCCGCTGGCGCTCCCCCCGCCGGTGCGGCCCCTGTGCCTCCTGTTGCCCAGGGCGGCTTGCCCGGCGCTTCTGTCCCGGCTTGGGCCAGGTAGGCACAACATCACTCGGAGGGGCCGAAAGGCCCCTCCCCTCCGGGGGGAGACCATGATTCTCAGACCATACCAGACACGCTTCGTGGAAAAAATGAATGCTGCTCTCAAAGAGAGAGGCAACTCTCTGGGCATCGCGGCGACAGGCGCGGGCAAGACCATCATGCTGGCCGCCGTCACCAAGCGCGCGCGCAAGAAGGGCAAAGCGCTCATCTTGCAGCACCGCGACGAGCTGGTCGACCAGAACCTACGCAAATTTCTTAAAGTGAACCCCGGCGAGCGCTGCTCACTGTTCACTTCCGACACGAAGTCTTGGCAGGGTGACAACGTGTTCGCCATGCAGCAGACCTTGGCGCGCAATTTGGACCGCATGCCAAAATTCGACGTGTGTGTGGTCGACGAAGCCCACCACATCGCCGCGCCAAGCTATGCCCGCATCGTCGAGGCAGTGCGCACCATCAACCCTGACTGCATGCTGGCCGGATTCACCGCCACACCCGAGCGCGGCGACAAGACGTCCCTGCGCCGCTGGTTCGACAACGTGGCCGACAAGGTGACGATCCGCGAGCTGGTGGGCTTGGGCTTCCTCGTGCCACCACGGGCCTTTGTCATTTCCGTCGGTTCCTCGCGAGAGGATCTGCAGGCTCTGGGCCGGGTGACCGGGTTCGAACAGGACAAGGTCGCTGCGGTGCTCAACAACGTGGCCGTGACCTCTGAGGTGCTGCGCAACTGGAAGGAGAAGGCTCACGACAGACCGACGGTGGTGTTCTGTTCCACCGTGCAGCATGCCCAGGACGTAGCGGCAGCATACAGAGAGGCCGGTATTGCCGCGGCTTGCGTACATGGCGACATGCCTGATTGGGAGCGCGAGCACGTTCTCAAGGACTTCGACAAAGGCAAGCTGCAAGTCATCACCAACTGCATGGTGCTGACCGAGGGATGGGATTGCCAGCCGGTCAGCTGCGTGGTGCTCCTGCGCCAGTGCTCGGAAAAGGGTCCGCTTATCCAGATGGCTGGCAGAGGCCTGCGCACGGTTGACCCAAACCTCTATCCCGGTGTCCGAAAGAGCGACTGCGTCATTCTCGATTTTGGCACCAGCATTTTGACTCACGGGAATCTGGACCAAGAAGATGGGCTGCACGATGACGCGGAACGCACGCCGGGCGAAGCCCTGACAAAGTTTTGCCCGCTTGAGGGTTCTGATTCGTCATACCGCACACCAGACGTCAACGGCGTGTTTGGCTGTGGCGCTGAACTCCCGGTGCAAACGCGCACATGCCCCATTTGCGGTTTCGTCTTTGAGCGCACGGACGGCATCGAAAGTGAGGTTTCAGAGGTCGACCTGACCGAAATGGACATCCTGAACGCCAGCCCGTTTCGGTGGGTGGATCTGTTCGGCTCTGGAAAGGTCATGATCGCGACAGGCTTCGCCGCCTGGGTCGGTATCTTCAGCTCGGACGGGGACACTTTCCACGCTCTGGGCAAGCAGAACGGCTCCTACATCTTACATAAGCTGGCCTTCACCGACCGGCTGCATGCCATGGTTTCAGCTGACGACTTTTTGCGGGAGAACGAGACTGATTCTAACGCACGCAAGAGCAAGCGCTGGCTGAATGATCCTGCCTCAGACAAGCAGGTCGAGATTCTGAATCGCTTCGGCTACGGCATCACGACCGACATGCTCGGGAACTCCTGCTTCACCAAGTACACGGCCAGCTGCCACGCGACATTCCAATTCAACCGCCGCGCCATAGAGGGCGCCCTGGGGGTCTCATGAACTTCGACCTTCCGGCTCTCGCCGGACGTCTTAGCGGATCTGGAATCCTCGAAAAGCGCGTCGTCGACATGACCAAGGAAGAGGCCATGGCTCTCTGCAATGCCGTACTGGACGCAGCAAGCCAACGCACGCTGTTCATCAGAGCCGTCGGGTCAGACTTGGCCGGTAAGGTCGGGCTCGTCGACGATGTGCCATTCTGATGACCTTCGCAGACGTTCAAAGTGCGCACGTGAAGTTCTGCAAAGCACGGTGCGCCAGCTTCAACGAAAAGCCCGGCCCAGGATGGTGCGGTCAGGAATACATGCACAAGATGAACGGATTCCAAGGGCAGGGCAAGTGCCCTTGGCCGAATGAAGAAATTCTCAGGTACACAGGGGGAAAAAGATGACCGACTACAGCAGCCTTTTTGATCTTCGGCACAAGCTCTCACTTTCCGAAACCCTGGAAGAACTGTTGGGCGCGCCGATCAAGCGCGAGCGCCAGGAGCAGGTCCAGCGCGCATACCTTGGGGCCTCGATCATCGGACGCGAGTGCGCGCGCGCGATTCAGTACAGCTTCCTCGGCACGCCCAAGGACCCGGGCCGCGAGTTCACCGGGCAGAAGCTGCGCATCTTTCACCGCGGCCATGAGGGTGAGAAGTGGATGATCCGTTGGTTCCGCCAGGCGGGGTTCGACCTGCGCACCGAGAAACAAAACGGAGAGCAATTCGGCTTTTCGGCCTGCGATGGCAGATTCAGCGGACACAGCGACGGCGTGTTCTGCGCTGGGCCGACCATCATGCTTTACCCGGCCCTCTGGGAGAACAAGGTTCTTGGGGCCAAGGGCATCACCAAACTCAAAAAGGACGGGCTCAAGGCCGCCTACCCGGAATATTGGGCTCAGGTACAGATCTACATGGCGTACATGGGCCTGGAGGCCAATCCGGCGCTTTTCACCGCGCTCAACGCCGACACCATGGAGATCCACGCAGAGCAGGTCCCCTTCGATGCTTCGGAGGCGCAGCGCGTGTCCGACCGTGCCGTCACCGTCCTGCGCGCTTGCGATGCCGGTGTGCAGCTGCCGCGCATTGCCCAGAACGCGGACTTTTTTATTTGCAAGTGGTGCGACTACGCGCAGCGCTGCTGGGCTGCGTAGGGGGCCATCATGGGCGACGTCGTCAACTTCTTCGACTTCCGGGATGCCCCCCCCCAGCAGGCCGACACGGCAGGGGCCCGGTCGTTCACCGACCCGGTCGGCGAGTTTCAGGACGCGCTTGAGGCGGCCGGGTACGGCCGGCCGGACATCAGGGCCGGGGGCATCGAGCGTTTTTCCGTTCCGGGAGACAAGCCTGGCAGCAAGAATGGCTGGTTCATCTTCTATCCAGACGGAATCCCGGCCGGGGCCTTCGGATCCTGGAAGACCGGGGACTCGCAGGAATGGTGCGCCAGAGCAGCGCACGACATCAGCCCGGCCGAGCGCGAAGCAAACCGTCGCCGCATGGTCGAGGCCATGGCCAGGCGTGACGAGGAGCTGTCCAAGAGCCGAGTGCTCGCCGCTGAGCGCGCCGCGTTCCTCTGGGAGCGTGCCAGGCCGGTGCAGGCCCACGCCTACCTGTCCCGCAAGGGCGTGGCTGCCCACGGCCTCAAGGCCGATGAGCACGGCAACCTGGTCGTGCCGCTCATGGATCGCACCGGAAAAATCCACTCGCTGCAGTTCATCAAGCCTGACGGCTCGAAGCTGTTCCTCACCGGCGGTGCCAAGAAGGGAAACGCCTTCTGGATCCCCGGTGACGCAACCAAGGCGGTCTACATCGCTGAGGGTTATGCGACGGCCGCCAGCGTGCACGCCGCGACGGGCGCCACGGTATTCGTGGCCTTCGACGCCGGGAACCTCGGGCCCGTGGCCCAGGAGGTGCGCGCCACGATGCCCACAGCGCGCATCATCATCGCGGCGGACAATGACGCCTGGACGGACGGCAACCCGGGCCTGAGCGCTGCACAGGATGCCGCCAAGGCTGTCGGCGGATCGGTGGTCATGCCGAGCTTCAAAGACGTGGCCACGCGGCCGACAGACTTCAACGACCTGCATCACCTGGAGGGCCTGGACGTGGTGACAACGCAGATCACCGGTTCCAGCGTGCCCGGGCAACGGCCCCTCGATGTCAGCGCCTGGGGCGTCGATAGCTTTACCGGCGAGGTCCCGGAGCGCCGCTGGCTTGTCGAGGGAGTTCTCCCCATGTCCACGGCCGTCATGCTGGCCAGTATGGGGGACGCGGGCAAAGGAATGCTGACCCTGGATCTTGCATTGAAGGTGGCCGGCGGAGACGGCAGTATTTTCAATTTCAATTCTGGTTCCAAGGGCTGGTGGGGGCACGATGTGCTCAGCCAGGGTGAAGCGGTCATCATCACCGCAGAAGATGACCGCGATGAAATGCATCGCCGCATGGCTGGAATGGACCCCAAAGGCACCAGACGCGAAGCCGCGCGCGAAAAACTGTTCGTGGTCCCTTTGCCGAACTACGGCGGCCCAATGCCGCTCGTGGTCATGGGCAAGCATGGGCCGGAGGCGTCCGATTCCTGGTGGCGCCTGCGTGACGAGCTTGCCAAGTTCAAAAACCTCAAGCTGGTCAACCTCGATCCGCTGGCCAGCTTCATCATGGCCGACCTGAACGCCGACCCCATGGTCGGGGCCTTCACCACGGGCCTATTTGCTTCCCTGGCCAGCGAGAGCGGAGCCGTGGTCATGCTGGCGCACCACATGCGCAAGGCCAGCGGAAAGGACGGCAAGCAGACACTGTCCCCGGCAGCAATGCGCGATGCCGTGCGCGGCACCACGGCCCTGGTCGACGGCGTGCGCTGCCTCATCGGCCTGGCCGTCGAGGAGAGCTCCAAGGCGCGCAAGGTCTGCAAAAAGCTGGGTGAGGACTGGGCACCAAACAAGGTGTTCAGGGGCGCTGTCTGCAAGTCCAACGGACCAGCAGACCGCGGCATGCCCACCTTTGTGCGCAACGCCAATGGGCTGCTGGTGTGCCGCGACGCTGAACTGCAGGGCTTCACAACAGAAAACGACCTTCTGGGCACGCTTCAGACAGATATTGCCAAGGCCGCACGCGATGGCCGCCCGTTCACCAAGTCCGGAAAGAACGGTGTCCATGAGCGCATCGAGGAACTCTCCAACGAGCTACAGGACATCGGCCGCGACCGTGTACGCAAGCTCGTCGACCAGCTTCTGACCGACAAGGCTATCGTCAAGCCGAACTACAAGGGCCGGATTTGCGCCTTCCTCGATGTCGCGGATGGTCCTTTCAGCCTCGGAATAGGCGAATTTGCCATGGGGTACTCGGAGTGAGCGCCGTTCCTGGGCAAAACTGTTGTGCCACAACGCTTTACTGGCATATTCCTAGCCGTTCCTGGCTGTCCCTGACATATAGCAATCCATGCATAAGCCATGACGGGCCGTTCCTGAAATGCTCCGTTCCTGGCGTTCCTAAGAAGGTCGAAAATTTCAGGAACGCCCTACTGCGAGTAGGGCTAGAAGCCGTTCCTGAAATGGGCGTTCCTGACTGCCCCCAGGAACGACCGCAAACCGTTGGGAGAGTAGGGCGTTCCTGATTCCTAAAATTTACCCCTACGGGGGGAGAGTCCCCCGTAAGGGAACGGGGACTCACCCCAGCACACCGTGAAGAGCGCGACAAGCAGAAACGAAAACGCAGTAACACGAAACGGAGAAATGTTATGCAGCTTGATTTGTCCATACCCTACCCGCCAGCATCAGGAAACCATCAGTACGGGAAAGGACGGCATGGGGGGATGTTCCTCAAGCCGAAGGTCAAGACTTATCGACTTGCCGTCAAGGCCCTCGTGCTTGAGCTCCCGGGGGACATGCGCGCGATGCTGCCTCTCACTGGAGACATGGAGGTTCATGTGGACCTTCTGCCGCCGGACAAGCGCGTCAGGGATTCCGGAAATGCGATCAAGGTCATCTACGACGCGCTGACACGAGCTGGGGTGTGGAAAGACGACTCCCAGGCAAAGCTGGAGCACTTGGCGTCACTGGGACCACTCAAGGGCGGACTGGTGCGCATCAGCATCAAGCCCATAGAATTTTAATCGGGGCCGCGGCCATGAGCTTCTCCTGGCGAGAACTCACCCCATGCACGAGCAAAAACGAAAGGAGCACCACGAGATGACACTGACCGCCCGAAACATCACCAACGATGAGCCGCTGTTCCAAAACGTCGGGAGCGCCCTGGCTTTCGCCTTCAACTACTCTGCCCAGTTCCCTCAGACCGCCATCGGCAAGATGATGCGTGAAGCGCTGGGCCGCGGCAGACGCCCTCAAGGGCATGGGCTTGCCGGTCTCGATGGAGCTGGCCAGGCCGGAATGATTCTGGCCGAAGTTGATCGTCTCCCCGGGCTGTGGCCGGAGATGCTGCGTCTGCGCTTCGGGTCATGCGAAGACCAGTGCCCCGGCTACATGGAGAAGATGCCGTGCCTGGAGTGGACGAACGCCTTGGGCACGTTGACGCGCTCCATCGAAGCGAGGTTGGTCAACGATCCAATGCTGCGGCGCTTCATTGTCGCTCAGCTCGTGCGTGGCGTTCCCGTCAGCAAGATTACTGCTCACGAGCCCATCGCGGCTATCTGCGACCGCGCGCCGCGCACACTGCGCCGGCACATATCAGAGCTGCGTGACCAGCTGCGCATCCTTGCCGAGGACGCTGTGAGCGCTGCTGAAGATCGCTTTGTTGAAGTCGGTTGGCTTTAAAAACAAACAGGAGGGTAAGGAAATGCAGATTGAAAGAATCAACATCGACGCTCTGTATCGGGAGCGGGACATTGTCCGCACCAAAGACGGGCCGGGACTCTTGGGTATTTCTCGCCGCACTTTGTGGGCAAGGGTGAAGTCCGGGCGCTTCCCCAAGCCCGTAAGAGACGGCGGCATGACCTTTTGGACCGGCGCCGACCTGTTGGCACTCGTTCAGAAAATCGTGACCGAGGGCCGTGACACGGAAGATGGATCACTTTAAAATAAAAGCATGCTGTCTCGACTTTTTCTTGACAATGGCCAAAAAGAGGGAGAAAAGTGGCCCTAACAATCAGTCTCAGAAATGCGCCGAAAGCCCGCCACAAGCGGGCTTTTCGCGTTTTGGGAGGTCCGCATGGCTGATCCATGTGGGGCCAAGACGCGAACCGGGGCCCCCTGCAAGAACACCGCTGTCATGCCCAACGGCCGATGCCGCATGCATGGAGGCAAGAACAAACCAATCCCGGCACCAACAGAGAACACCTATGCCGTCAAGCATGGTTTCTACTGCAATGCTTTGCAGCCGGACGAAAAGAAGCTCTGGGAGCGCGTGCAGCTTGGGACAGTCGACGACGAAATTCGGTTGATGAAGGTCAAGCTGTTTCGTCTGGTGAAGCTGTCCGGAAACGCAGACGTGGCCGGACTCGTCGACTCGGCTCTTGAGGTCGCTCAAAAACACGGCGAGGACGTGAAAGGTCTGCCGTTTGACAAGACAGAGATCAAGGTCAGCTCTCCGCAGTATAGCGAGCTGATAATCAAGGCCCTCGACTCCATCGCCAAGCTGGAGCGCACGCGCTTGCAGCTGCGCCTGGGCGAGAAGGAGCTGGAGAAGGACGACCCGAACGCCAACACCATCGACGGCATTGAGGTCGTCGAATATGACGACTAGGCGCGTGCTCCGGTTCCGTGCCACCACCCCGCAAGCAGCCTTCGCCAACTCGCCCGCCAAGTTCCCGGCATTCGTCGGGGGCTTCGGCTCGGGCAAGACGCATTCCGGCGTCATGCGGGCGCTGCGGCTCAAGTTCTCGTACCCGACGCAAGACGTGGCCTACTACCTGCCGACCTATGACCTTGTCAGCATGATCGGCTACCCGCGCTTTCAGCTGTCCCTCGACGCCGCGGGCATCAAGTATCGGCTCAACGAGAGCAAGCACATCATCTACATCGCTGGTCGCGGCAAGGTCTTCTTCCGCACGCTCGACAACCCGGACCGGATCGTCGGCTACGAGGTGGCCGACAGCATCGTCGACGAGCTGGACACGCTCAAGACGCCGGACGCTGAGCGTTGCTGGCAGCAGATCATCGCACGCAACCGGCAAAAGAAGCCGGACGGCACGCCGAACACTGTGGGCGTGGCCACAACGCCAGAAGGGTTCCGGTTTTGCTACAGCCGCTGGCAGAAAGACCCGGCGCCAGGCTACGAACTCATCCGGGCCAGCACGCACAGCAACGCGCGCAACCTTCCGGCGGACTACATTGACGCGCTGATGCGCTCATACCCGTCACAACTCGTGCAGGCGTATCTTGAGGGCTACTTCGTTAACCTCACAGCGGGCGCGGTCTACCCGGACTTTTCCCGCGAGCTGAACCACACGCCCGAGACCATCATCGAGGGCGAAGAGCTGCATATCGGGCTCGACTTCAACGTGTACAACTGCACGGCCATCGTGGGCGTGATTCGTTTTGGCCGGCCGCTCATCCTGAGCGAGCTGGTGAAGATGCGTGACACCCCGGACGTGTGCGCCACGATCAAGGAGAAGTTCCCCGGCCACAAGGTGCATGTCTACCCTGACGCCTCTGGCCAGAGCAACCGCACGGTGAACGCCACAGAGTCGGACATCACGATCTTGCGCGCAGCGGGTTTTAATGTCCGTGTGCCCAGCAAGAACCCCTTCGTCAAAGAGCGCGTGGCAGAGGTCAACGCATTGATCTGCAATGGCCTGGCCATGCGCACGCTCATGGTCAACACCGATGCGTGCCCCACGCTCACCGAGTGCCTGGAGCAGCAGACTTACGACAAAAACAACGAGCCGGACAAGACAACGGGCAAAGACCATCCGCCCGACGCGCTCGGATACTTCGTGCATTTCCATTGGCCGATTGTGCGGCCCACAGCAACACAACGCGCCGTGGTGGTGCATATGGACAGGTAGAAGCATGCTCAAGACGCTTAAAGCCACCTTCCCGCGTGACCCGGACCTTCCGGACCGCACCGCTGAGCTGGTGTGGCTCACCCACGTCCTGCGAGGCCGCTTGTACGACAATTTGCCGTACTCCTTCCACACCGAGAAGAACGAGGCCGAAGAGTACATTCCTCTGCGGGATCGCCGTCCGAGCGTGCGCTACAAACTCTGCGGGATCGTGGTCGACGACTCCGTGTCCCTGCTCTTCAGCGAGGGCCATTTCCCGGAGATCGAGCACAAGGACAAGCCGACCAAGGAAGCCCTGCAACGGCTGTGCAAAGAGCTGTCCCTGAACATGGTCATGATCGACGCCGCCACGCGCGGCTCTGTCGGATCCGTGGCCTTGTTTTTGCGCGTGCTTGAGCGCCGCGTGTTCCTGGAGGTCATGGACACGGCCTATTTGACGCCGACTTGGCGCAAGATGGCGCCCGACACGCTGGAAAGCGTGACCGAGCGCTACAAGGTCAAGGGCCGCGTTCTGAAATCCATGGGCTACCTGGCCGACAAGGACGAAGAGGACTACTGGTTCCAGCGCGATTGGACCGAGGCGCAAGAGATCATCTACTTCCCGCTTTCCGTGGCCGACGCCAAAGAGGGTAAGGCACCGGAGATTGACCCTGGCCGCACCACGCTGCACAGCTTGGGCTTCGTGCCTCTCGTGTGGGTCAAGAACCTGCCGGGCGGCGACGAGTTCGACGGCATGCCGACCTTCCCCGACGAGGCCATTGAGACGGGCATCGAGATCGACTACCAGCTCTCGCAGGCCGGCCGCGGCCTGAAGTACAGCAGCGACCCGACGTTGCTCGTCAAGGAGCCAGCCGTCGGCGAGAGCGGCAAGATGGTCAAGGGCGGCGGCAACGCCATCGTGGTCGGAAAAGACGGCGATGCGAAGATGCTGGAGATCGGCGGGAGTGCAGCTGAAGCCGTGCTCGCGTATGTCGACAAACTCCGCGCGCTGGCCCTCGAATCCATGCACGGTAACCGCAGCGATGCGGACAAGCTGAGCGCGGCCCAGAGCGGCCGGGCCCTAGAGCTGATGCACCAGGCGCTCATCTGGCTTGCGGACCGGCTGCGTATCTCCTACGGCGAGGGCGCGCTGCTCTCCCTGCTCAACATGATCGTTCAGGCGTCCGAAAAGCTCGGGGGATTGGAGTTCAAGGACGGCACGAAGTTTGTCCTGAAGGCCGACAATTCCTTATCGCTGCGTTGGCCTGCGTGGTTCACCCCGACGACCCAGGACATGCTGCAGACAGCGCAGACGCTGACCTCCCTTGTCGAAGGCGGCCTGATGAGCAGAGAAACGGCGGTCAAGGTTCTCGCCGCACAGTACGACGTCGAAGACACCGTCGCAGAGCTTGCGCTCATCAAGGCAGAACTCCTTGCCCGCGAAGCCGCGAAAAAGAACATCACAATCACCGAGTAATAGCCTGGGTTTGACGCCCCGGCTCAACTTTAAACTGGCCCGCCTGGCGCGGGCCTTTTCCTTTTGGAGGGCTAGATGCCTGATCCCACGCTTGACCCGAATTCTCCCCCGGCCACTTCCCCCGCTCCCCCGGCCCCGCCCGCCAAAGGGCAAGAGAGCTTCTCCCGCGAATACGTGGAGGAGCTGCGCCACGAGAACGCCAGCTACCGCACCCGTGCCCAGGAGGCCAAGCGTGCGGCAGAAAAGGCCGCTGAGGCTGCGGAGAAAGCCAGCACAGAGGCCCAGGAGAAGATCACCGCCGCGCAGAAGGCTGCGGAAGAGCGCATCATCCGCGCCGAACTCAAGGCCGCGGCACTCAAGGCTGGCATGCATGACCTGGACGGCCTGAAGTTGGCGGACTTCTCCAAGGTCAAGCTGAACCCGGAAACGGGCGAGGTCGAAGGCGCCGATGAGCTCATGGCTGCCATGAAGGAAGCCAAGCCCTATCTGTTCGGCGAAAGCCGCTCGACCACGAATCCGGAAAAGACCCCGCCAAAGACCCCGCCCACGGGTAAGACGGCCCAGGAGATGACGCCCGAAGAATGGGCGGCGTACAAGAAAGAAAGTGGCCTGCGCTAAGTCGCAGGCTTAGAGAAAACACCTGATCGGGGCCTGGCGCCCATGCAGGGGACCACAAACCATCAACTGCAAGGAGCCCCGACATGGGTATTTCCGCATTCCCGGCTGCGTTGCAGCCCATCATCCAGCAGGGTTATCTTCAGCGTGCGTTCCAGGATGGACTGCGCTCGCGCTTGGGTTTCCGCGCCATTGCCGATCGCGAAACGATCGCGATCGGCATCGGCGAGACCCTGACCAAAACCCGCACCGGCCTCAAGGCTCCCGCCACCACGCCGCTGTCGGCCGCCAACAACACCAACCTGGATAACGGTCTCACCCCCTCCGGCTGGACCGTGGAGCAGTACACCTTGGCCATGGCCATGTACGGCGACACCCAGGATCTGAACATGGTGACCAGCCGTGTCGCCATCAAGTCGCAGTTCCAGAAGAACGCTCAGGTCAACGGCGTTCAGGCCATGCAGACCTTGGACCGGCTGGCGCGCAATGCGCTGTATGGGTCCTACCTGGGCGGAAACACCCGCGTCGTCACCACCCTGGGCGCGCCCGGAACCACTGTGGCCGTCGACGACATCCGCGGCTTCCAGTACGTTCTGGTCAACGGCGTCATGGTGCCCGTGTCCAGCACGAACACCCTTTCGTGCATCGTGGGCTCCAGCACCTACACCTGCACCGGGGCCACAGCCGATGGCACCAACGTGTCCACGGCGCCCAACGGCATCAGCGGGACGCTGACCTTCAGCGGCAACGTCACCGTGGCCAACGCCACCGCGGGCAACGCCGTTGTCGCGGCGACCGCCCCCATGGTGCACCGCCCGAGTGACCGCGTCACCACTGCCGCCCTGGTGTCGGGCGACACGCTGAAGATGCAGACGGTCCTCGCCGGTGTGGCGGATCTGCGCAGCAACAACGTGCCCGACGTCGACGGCGTCTACCCCTGCTACCTCGACGACAAAATGCTGCTCGGCCTGTTCAAGGACGATGATTTCAAGCTGCTCTACCGTGGCGCTTACGGCTCCTCGGAGTACAAGAGCGGCCAGATCATCGACCTCTTGGGCGTGCGCTTCGTGCCGACCAACGAGGCCCCTCAGCAGGCGAGCTTGGGTGCCGGCCCCATCCACCGCGCCATCGTGTGCGGTTCCGGGGCCCTCGTCGAAGGCAACTATGCTGCCACCGGCTACGAGGATGTCGCCAACCCCGACAGCATGAAGACCATGGTCGACGACGTGTGCATGGTCACCCGCGAGCCCCTGGACCGCCTGCAGCAGATCATCGCGCAGTCCTGGTACTGGATCGGAGGCTACTCGGTCCCGACCGACGTGACGGCCAACACCAATATCATCCCGACTGCGACCAACAGCTACTTCAAGCGCGCCGTGGTCATCGAGTCCCTGTAACCAACACTGAGGGGGGGTGGGGTGGCTTCGGCTGCTCTGCCCCTTTCTTGGAGAAAACCGCTATGGCGAGAAAAAATAATAGCACCCCCCCCGCGGATGATACCGCCGAGCAGCTCCATCCGGGTGCCGCTCCGCTGATGGACGGACAGGGGAATCCGGTGAAAGTCCCGGTCGGAGACGCCGCCGCCGACATAAAGACCCCCGAGGCCCCGAAGAAGTCCAATCCGAAGCTGCCCGAGTCCGTCATCCTGGCGGCCCCGCACGGCTACATCGACGACGATGACGTGAATCACCACTGGCACGCCGGCACCGTCGTGACCGACGCGAAAGAAATCGCCGACCTCATGGCGCGCAAGGCCCCGCTTGAGGGCATCACCCACGAAGACTAGGAGCTGACCATGGCCTTGACAGACACCGAGAAGGTCAATGTGCGCCGCTATTGCGGCTTCCCGGCCTATGGCGGACAGCCTGTCCAGGCCTTTGGGAACCGGTTCTTTCAGCACTACGGCACTCTCGAATTCCGCATGAACAACATGCAGATAGCCGAAGAGGCCGTGGTGCGAGACTATCTGGCCAAGCTGGCCACTCTCGAATCTGCCGTGCCTGGGGCCGGAGACAACCTGGACACCGATGTCGCTGCTGTGTGGGTGCACAACAAGAACGAGGTCCGCGACCGCATGGGCCTCTACCGCATGTGGCGCCTCGAACTCTGCCAGTTCTTCGGCGTGCCGGCTGGCCCGGGGCTTGGTAGCGACGGCAGCATTCAGATTGTGGTGTAGGGGGGAACATGGACGCAGCTACCCTACGGACAAAGATCTACGGCGGCTACGGCAAGGCCGCCCAGCGCCTGGGCCTGTCGTGCGGCCAGTACCGGCCCACGTCCGCGCTTTCCGCCGCCATCGCCGCGGCCAATTTGCTGCGCAGCATTCCCGCAAGCTTCAACGCCGAGGACATGCGCTACAGCAAGCCGAACAAGTACGGCAAGGCAACCTGGTACTGCCTGGCTGACGGGTCTCTCCTCCAGGTCGGCGATTACCTCGTGCAGCCCGACGGCTCCACATATTTCGTCGCTGGCCTACAGCTGCATCTGCCCATCTTTGTGGTGGGCTGTAACCGGGTGGTCAACGTCATGCGCCCCCAGGGGCTCACAGGCGTGGGTGCCGTGGGATACGGCGGCAACACCGACGCCGCAGAGACCGTGCTCATTGCGCAGTACCCGGCGAGCATCCTGCAGGGCACCAAGGGCGAGAAGAGCTCGGTCAACCTTCCCGGTGATGTCAGGGTGCCCTGGTGGGCGATCTTGCTTCCTGTGGTGCCTGGGGGCGCTGTGCTGCGCACTGGCGACATCATCACCGACGACTTGACCTGGCGCTACGTCATTTCGAGCGCGGAATTGACTGATCTCGGCTGGCGCATCGTCGCCACGCAGGTGGAGACGTAGGCCATGGCTGATATTTCTGATGTTGGACGCGTCCTCGTCTCGTTTCTCGCGCAGGCGCTGTACCCGCAGGGTACCGGCGCGCCATCCACAGCCGGCGGCGTCCCGGTCATGGTCTACACCGGCTGGCCCACGGCCGACACGCTGGATAAGGACCTCCGGGCCGGCAAGGCGCACTTGACGGTCTTCCCGACCGACATCGAGCGCAACACCAGCAGATACAAGAGAGATTGGCAACAGGTCGATGTCCCGGCCCAAACGATCACCGTGGCTGTCTCCGGGCAAACGATCACCATCGGCGGGACGGTGGCCACGCCCCAAAACGTCATGGCCATGGTCGACAGGCTGCCCTACGTCTACCCTGTGCAGATTTGGGACACGTTGGCCAGCATCGCGACCGGTCTTGCGGCCTTGATCCCGGGCGCCACAAGTTCAGGCGTCATCGTCACTGTGCCCGGGACGTCCATTTTGACAGCGGCGAGAGTCGGCGCTTCCGGCACCAGCGTCATGGTCCTGCGCAACCAAGAACGCGTGATGGTGATGTCCATTTGGGCAGACACTCCAGAACATCGGGAAGCCGTTGCCCGGGTGGCTGATGTGGCCCTGGCCAAGATCTCTTTTTTGACCATGCCCGACCAGACGCAGGCGCGCATCATCTACCGCAGCTCGCGCATCGACGACCGCCAGCAGAAGGCCAAGCTCTACCGCCGGGACCTGAACTACAGCGTGGATTACGCCACCACGGAGACTGAGGAAGAAATGCAGGTTACGCAGACCCAGCTCAACGTCAAGGCGGCTGTCGCCGGAGTGGAGCCGTACACCAACGTCGCAACAATTTTCGACTAGGAGAAGGACATGCTTGCACTGACTGTCATTCACGACTTCGGCCCGTACAAGCGGGGCGACCAGATCACCGTGGCCAAGGACATCGAGGACATCAAGGAGTCCGAGAATCACGCCAATGTTGTGCAGGTCAACCTGCCCGACGCGCCCAGCTCGAAATAGCCGCCCACCTCACCCAAATGCTGAAAGGCCCTCCTAACCGGGGGCCTTTTTTTGTGCCCAACGCACAGGAGGCCCTATGCCCGTAGTCCAGTCGGGTGCGATCAACACGACCGCGCTCCTTGTCCCCGATCTTTACGTCCAGATCGTGCCGCCCCAGACGCAGTACCTGAACGGCCAGCCCACGAACATCCTGGGCATCGTCGGTACCGCTTCCTGGGGTCCGGCGAACAGCCCCACCACCGTGGGCAACCTGGCGCAGTATGCCGCCATCTTCGGCCCGGTGATGCCGCGCACCTACGACATGGGCACGGCCTTGGCCTGTGCTGTCATGCAGGGCGCCGGAAACTTCCGCTGCGTGCGCGTGACCGACGGCACCGACATTGCCGCCTCCATCGCCGTGCAGACGAACTGCATCACCTTCACCTCGAAATACTCCGGTACCTTCGGCAACGGCATCACCGTGACCGTCGGCCCCGGCTCCCAGGCTGGCACGTACAAGGTTGTCGTGGCTGCTCCTGGCCTGGTGCCCGAGTCCTTCGACAACATCGGATCCGGTCTGACCGGAAACGCGATCTGGGTTGCCATCGCCGCAGCCATCAACGGCGGCACGAATGCCCTGCGCGGCCCCTCGCAGATCATCGTGGCTTCGGCCGGCGTGGGCGTCACGACTCCCTTGTCCACGGCGACCACCTACACCTGCACGGGCGGTACGGACGGCGTGACGACCATCACGTCCTCGGTGCTCCTTGGCGTTGACACGGTGCCCCGCAAGGGCATGTATGCCCTGCGCAACACCCAGGCGAGCGTCTCCATGCTGGCGGACGCTTCCGACAGCACCAGCTGGGCCACGCAGGTGGCCTTCGGTCTGTCCGAGGGCATCTACATGATCGGCGTTGGCCCGAGCGGCGACACCATCAGCAACGCCGCGACGGTCAAGGCGAGCGCTGGCATCGACTCCTACGCCTTCAAGCTTCTGTTCGGCGACTGGTGTTACTGGCTCGACACCTACAACGCCCAGACGCGCCTTGTGAGCCCGCAGGGCTTCATCGCTGGTCTGCTCTCCAACCTGAGCCCGCAGAACAGCACGCTCAACAAGCAGCTCCAGGGCGTTCTTGGCACCCAGAAGAGCTACGCGAACCAGCAGTACAGCAGCGCGGAGCTTCAGCAGCTCGCGGCGGCCGGCATCGACATCATCACCAACCCTGTGCCGGGCGGCAACTACTTCGGCGCGCGCTTCGGGCACAACTCCAGCTCCAACCCGATGGTGCACGGCGACAACTACACCCGCATGACCAACTACATCGCCTACACGCTGAACGGCGGAATGGGCATGTTCATCGGCAAGCTGCAAAGCTCGACCGTGCGCAACCAGGCGCTGGCCACGATCAGTTCGTTCCTGTCGAACCTGGAGCAGCAGAAGATGATCGGGGACGCCAACGGTGGCGCGGCCTTCTCGGTGGTGCTCGACAAGAGCAACAACCCCGACTCGCGGGTGGCCCTGGGCTACATGCAGGCCGACGTGAAGGTGAAGTACCTGAGCGTCATTGAATACTTCCTCATAAACGTGGAAGGCGGCCAGAGCGTCCAGATCACCAAGGGCACCACGCAGCTCGCCTAACCCATCTCAACAACCACAAGCACCAGAACGGGGCCTCTTCGGAGGCCCTTTTCTTTTGGAGGATAGCCCATGCCCGTCAATGGATTCTCCGTCGGCAGAGATGTCACGCTGACCATCGTGTCGCCTTCCGGCCCGCTCAACTTTGCGCTCATCACCGCTTTCCACGCAAAGCCCGAGCAGACCGAGAAGAAGGTCAAAGGCATCGACGGTGTCACCCGGCACTGCCGGTTCCCGGACGGTTGGTCCGGCGGCTTCGACATCGAGCGCCAGGACAGCACCGTCGACGACTACTTTGCCCAGCTTGAGGCCAACTACTACGCGGGCCTCAACGAACAGCCTTGCACCATCACCGAAACCATCACCGAAACGTCGGGAGCGATCACTCAGTACCGCTACCTGAACGTGCTCCTGAAGCTCGACGATGCGGGCAGCTGGGCCGGTGACGATACCGTGAAACAGAAGCTGAGCTTCTTGGCGAGCCAGCGCCAGAAGATCGCCTAGCACAAGCCCTGAGGAGGGAAGAACATGACCAAGCCCGTGAAAGTGACGCTGAATGAGGTTGCACCTGCGGCGGAAGTCCCCGCCACCGACGTGTCCGATCTCACGATCATCGACGCGACAGGCCGGAAGCTGACGATCAAGGAGCCGGACATCTTGGCCCCTTACCGTCTGGTGGAGATGCTCGGGAACTCTGCCGAAAACCGCGTGTACATGCAGATGGTGTTTCCCTTCATCTACCTTGTGGCCATCGACGGTGACGAGAACATTCTGCTGAACAACAAGCGCGAACTGGAAGCCCTCATTCAGCGCTTGGGCCATGAAGGCGTGAAGGCCTTGCGTGACGGCGTTGAGAAGGCCTTCGGGGCGAAGCCGAAAGATGAGCCGGAGCAGCACGCCGCCATAAAAAAATAGCGACCGCCGCTCCCGTGCGGGAGGCCATGTGGTTGGTGCGCAACGGCGTGCCTTTCGACGTGGCTTTCCGCACAGCGCCCGGCGAATTCAGGATGGGTGATGCTACGCGCCGCGCGCTGTGCGTCATCTGCGGAGAATTTGAGGGGCGGCGGTTCAACTGGTCTTCCATGAAATTTGAGGACCCGAAATGAAAGAGTTCGCCAGCCCGAAAGCTTTCGCCGCGCACTTGGTGAAGCTTGCGGCCATCGGCCATGAAGTCGTGCACCTGGCGGCCGACAAGTGCGGCCAGGTCGTTGAGAATTCGGCCAAGGCTGAAATCGGGTTATATCAGCCGCAGCGTGGTCCTTTCGAACAATGGCAGGAACTCGCAGACAGCACAGAGCAGGCCAAGGCCCGTAAGGGGCAGCCGACAAATGCGCCGTTGCTCGCTGAAGGCGACATGCAGAAGAGCATTGGGCACACGACCACGGGCGAGACTGTCGTTATTGGCTCGACGAGTCCGCTCATGGTCTACCACGAATTTGGGACGGACCGCATTCCGCCTAGGCCTGTGCTTGGCCCGGCGCTGTTCATGAATCGTGACAAGATTCTTCTTGGCGTGGGCAGGATGGTTGCGAATTGGGTTGCTGGCATCGGCTGGCGTGGCGTGTCGATCATGCAAAACCATAAGAGGGACTTATGATCGAAGCCTATACCGTCGGTACCGTCCTCAAGCTACAGGACCTCGTTTCTGCCCCTCTCCTGAAGATAGCCACGAATCTTGAGAAAATGGACGTCATCGCTGTGGCGCTCAACAAGAACCTGAAGGCCATCGGCGCGGAGTCCGCGGGCATCAAGGCCGTTGATGCCGCCACAAGTTCCATGAACAGGCACATGGGCATGGTCAATATCCAGGCCGAACGCTTGGAGCACAATCTTGCCAAGATCAAGGCCATGGGTGTTGTGCTGCCCTCCGGTCCCGGCGGCACTCTCCCGGTTATCCCTGTCATGCCCCGCGCCGTACGCGCGAGCGGAGGGCACACCGGCATCCATGCTGAGGGCGCGCGCTTCGGGTCCGAAGGCTTTGCCATGGGCAGTGCGTCCGTGGGCCTCGGGGCGTTTGGCGCGGTCGCCGCCGGCGGGGCCGCGGCCATTTACGTGGGGCACAAATTTTACGAAGCGGCCAAGGAATTCGACCTCGAATACAACAAATTCAAGGCCCTTGGCCTGTCTGATGCGCAGAACACCGAGGCTTTGGCCTTCGTGAAGCACATGAAGACGTTCGGCGTCTCCATGACGCAGAACATGACCTTGTTCCGCGATGCGCAGACCGTCTTCCGCGACTCCAATTCGTTGGAGCACGCCAAGGTCGTGACCCCGGTGCTCGCCAAGATGCACCTAGCGAACTCTTACCTTGGCGGTGAAGAGCACGCTGGCCAGATGGAAAAAAAGTTCATGGATTTCCTGCGCGTGATCGAGTTGCGCCGGGGCCTGAACAGCCCGGAAGAGTTCATGCGTCAGGCCAACATGGTGCAGCAGGTCCTGACATCCTCCGGCGGCCGCGTTGACCCGACGCAGATGCTCAACTTGATGAAGACCGGTGGCGTGGCTGCCAAGGCGCTGAGCAACCAGGCCCTTTACTACCAGCTTGAGCCGATGATCCAGGAAATGGGCGGTGGACGTGTCGGCACAAGCCTGATGTCCGCCTACCAGAACCTCATTCTTGGCCGCACCTCCGTGCAGGTGGCCAAGGAACTGAACCGTATAGGCCTGCTCGACCCGAAACACGTCGAGTACAACAAAATCGGCATGATAAAGCGCATTTTGCCGGGCGGCCTGAAGGGCGGCGAGGTTCTATCGCAGTCCCCGGTTGACTGGATGGAGAAGGTGATGCTCCCGGCCTTCCGGGCCAAGGGCATCACCCAGGAAAAGGACGTGCTGCAAGAGATCGGCCTGATCTTCTCCAACCGAGCGGCCTCAAACCTGTTCTCCTCCATGTACTTGCAGATGGGGAATATCCGCAAGGGTGAGGCTATGACGGCTGGAGCGAAGAACATCGACCAGGTCGTTATGCAGGCGAAGGCTTCACCACAGGGCAAGGAAGCGGAATTCTGGGCGGCATGGCAGGACTTCAAGGTCGAATTCAACAAGAACATACTCCCGGCCGTGACCTCTGTCTTTGTCGGCCTGGCGAATCTGCTTCGTGGCGTCAACAGCCTATCTGAAAACAACCCGAAGCTTTGGAACTTCCTGATGTTCATCGCCTCGCCGGGAATACCGAGCAGCGATCGGGCCGCGGCGGCCGTAGGGTTCACAACCAGAAGTTGGAACCCGCAGGGAATTAACGGCGAGCAGGCAAATCAGTTCTTCGGCAACTCTAGCAACGACTATGTGGGCAGCGGGAAGGTGCAGCCCATTCAGGTCCACAGCACGGTCAACCTCGACGGCCGCAAGGTCGGCGAGAGCGTCACCACTCACATATCCAATGCGCTCAACCGCCGCAGCGGTGCGTCTGGCTCTGCTTTTGATCCGACCCTGAGCCCGACACCGACGAACCTCGCCTATGCCAGATAGGAGCCCCCATGAACCGCGACACGATCTTGAAGCTCGGCGAGTTCGAGTTCTCCGGGTTCGAGATACCGGAGAAGATTCCTTTCGGCGGCGCGCAACATCTTGCCGTGCACCGGTTGATTGGCGGAAAGCGCATCATCGACGCGATGGGCGAAGACGACGCGCCGCTCCAGTGGACCGGTCTTTTCACGGGGGCCACGGCCCATCAGCGCGCCCGCTACCTCGACACCTTGCGCGTCAAGGGCGCACCGCTCCAGCTCACATGGGCAGAATTCAAGTATCTGGTCGTCATCAAGGAGTTTCGTGCGGACTACCACCGCTTCTACGAGATTCCCTACAATATCACCTGCGAGGTGGCGGACGACCAGACGATGGAGATGAACGCCATCTTTGACCCGCCCATTGACCAGGCCATCGCGGACGACATGGCCGCGGCGAATGGCTACGGGGCAGCCATCGGAGACGGCCCGCTTTCCACGCTCCTGGGCACGCTTGATTCTGCAATCAGCGCGGTTTCGACCTTCGCCAACGCCGCGCAGAGCCAAATCAACAGCGTTGCAGGCCCTCTTGCTGCGGTGATGGCCCGAGTGAAGATTCTGACCGCCTCGACGGGCAACGTCTTGGGCAACGTAACGACCTTCGGCGGCATGCTGCCGGGCAACAAGGTTTCCCAGGCTGCGGGCAAGCTCACAAGCATGGTGTCCGCGGTCACGCAAATGGGGGCGCTCTTGCAGCTGGGCAACGTGCTCGGTCGAATGAGCGGAAACATGGGCGCCATCAACAAGCCCGGCAACACCACGACGGTGGCCGGTGGCAATATGTACGGCCTGGCTGCCGACAAGTACGGCGACGCCACGGCCTGGACCACGATTGCGAAGGCGAACGGGACCACGGACCCCACCATCGCTGGCGTGCAGAAGCTGACCATCCCCATCAACCCCGACAGCTCCAACGGCATCCTGTCCGCATAAAGGCCTCACCATGACAACGTTGAACACTGTCCCGGCTGCCCCCGCGGGGCGGCGTCCTCGCGGTATGGTCAAAATCAATGGGCAGGCCGTTGTGGGCTGGCTGGAATGGGAGATCGACAACAATTCGCACTACCAAGCCGATACGTTCCGCGTGTCCTTTGCCTGCGGTGGCCTTCCGGCCGACCAGCGCGCGCCGTGGATGACCAAGCAGGCCGACCTGTCCGTGGAGCTCCTGGCTGGCTTCCCTGCCGACCCGAACAACTACACCGCGTCCGACCTGACGAGCTACCTGATCGGGCGTGTTGATGAAATGACCTATGACCCGGCGCGCAACACCATCGACCTTTCCGGCCGGGACTTCACGAGCCAGTTCCTGGACGTGAAGACCACGGAGAAGTTCACGAACCAGACAGCGAGCCAGATTGCCACAACCCTGGCCAAGCGCCACGGAATGGCCTGCAACACGGTCAAGACAACGGTGCTGGCTGGCACATACTACCAGATCGACCATGCGCGCCTGAATGACGAGCGCACCGAGTGGGATCTTCTGACCTGGCTGGCGAACGAAAGCCAGTACGACGTGTGGGTGAGCGGGACCACGCTCAACTTCATGCCGAAGCTGGACCCTGCCGGCGACAAATACCAGATTCAATGGGTGGCGCCCAAAGAACAGGGCGGCGTGCCGCAGTGCGACGTGGAGCGCATCCGGTTCGCGCGGAACCTGACCATCAGCAAAGACGTGAAGGTCATCGTCAAGAGCTGGAACGCGAAGCAGAAGAAGGCATTCAGCGTCGAGGTCAAGGCGACCCACAGCAAGAACAAGGTCACGCGCAATTCCAAGGTGAAATATGGCGAGGCGCAGACATATACCTACACGATTCCTGGCCTGACACATCAGCAGGCGCTGGTGAAGGCGCAGGCGCTGCTCGCGGACATCAGCAAGCACGAAATGCGCATGGAGGCCACGCTCCCCGGAGACGACATCCTCTCCACGCGCACGCTGGTGGAAGTGATCGGCACCGGCACGGCCTTTGACCAGGTCTACTACCCGGATTCTGTGATCCGCTCCATGTCGCTGCACGACGGCTACAAGATGGAGCTCAGGGCGAAGAACCACAGTCCAGAAAGCACGGTGAGCATATGAGGGGCGTCGGCGAATTGATGAACGCCATGAAGGTGCAGGCGCTTTCGGCTGGCAACGGCCATGCAGACACCCGCATGGGTATTGTGGCCAGCTACGACCCGAGCCGCTATGCCGTGAAGGTCAGCTTGATGCCAGAAAGCGCCGAAACGGGCTGGCTGCCCCTGGCCTCGCCTTGGGTCGGTAACGCCTGGGGCTTGTTTTGCCCTCCGACCATCGGCGACATGATCGAGGTTCATTTTCAGGAAGCCAACCCGGAGGCGGGCTATGCGTGCCTGCGCTTCTACAACGACTCTGACCAGCCTCTGTCCTGTCCATCTGGCGAGTTCTGGCTGGTGCACAAGTCGGGCAGCCTGCTCAAGTTTTACAACGACGGCACCATTGAAGTGCACGCGGCCACGGCCATCAACAGCAGCGCGCCGCTCTGGACGCACACCGGGGACATGATGATCCACGGGCACGTGACAGGTGACGGTGGCCTTGCCATGTCGGGCGGGTCCGGGGCCTCCGTGCAGGTTTCCGGCTCCATCACCGCCACGGGTGACGTGGTAGGCGGAAGCATCAGCCTAGAGCATCACCTCACCACCAACGTGCAGCCCGGAAGCGGCACGAGCGGGGTACCCGTGTAATGCCGAACGATCTCTACCACTACTTTGGCAACGACTTGCAGCCCGACACCACTGGCGACTTGATGTCTGTGGGGGGCACCACGCAGGGACAGCAACGCATCTTGCGGCGGCTGCTCACCAACCCCGGAGACTACCTCTGGCAACAGGACTATGGCGCCGGCCTCCCGGTCTACATCGGCCAGCCGGTGGATACGGGCAAGATCGTGGCGCTCATCCGCTCACAGATCGCGCTTGAGGCTTGCGTGGCCCCCCTCCCGCTGCCCGTCATCACTGTGGAGCAAATGGCCACGGAGACGAGCGGTTTCGTCGTCACCATCGCATACAACGACGCGCCAAGCGGAACCGCGCAGGTGCTGTCCTTCAATGTTTCGCACTAGCCAGGGGGCAGCATGAGCATTCAGACGCAGAGCTTTACCACCATCGTGCAGAACATCGTCACGGCCATTCAGGGCGGCGCGTCTTCGCTGGTGGACCTGACTGTCGGTTCTATCCTCCGGGCGACCACGGAGGCGTTTGCGGGCGTTGTGCTGTGGCTCCAGGGCATCGCCTTGCAGATCGCATCCTTGACGCGCCTGGCCACCTCAAGCGGATCTGACGCAGACAGCTTTTGCGCGGACTTCGGTTTCACCAGACTCCCGGCTCAACAGGCGACCGGGGCCGTCACCTTCGCGCGCTTCACTGCCACGATGCAGGCCACCATCCCTGTGGGCACCATCGTGCAAAGCGCGGACGGCACGCAGCAATACACGGTTGTGGCAGACACCACCCAGGCAGCCTACAGCCCGACCCTGGGGGCCTATGTCATCGCCGCGGGCACCACGAGCTGCACAGCGAGCATACAGTCCGTGAACGCGGCCGCAGCGGCAAACGCCAGCGCTGGCCAGATCAGCGTGCTTGCCGGGGCTATCCCCTATGTGGACACCGTGACGAACGCCGTTGGCCTTACAAACGGCGCGGACGCTGAAAGCGACGCGGACTTTCGTGCACGGTTTGTCACCTGGGTGGCCAGCCTGTCCAAGGCAACCCGGGCGGCCATCGGCAACGCCGTGACCAGCTTGCAGCTGGGTATGGTCTACACCATAACCGAGGGCCTCACCTACGCAGGGACGACGCAGACTGGCTATTTCTACGTCGTCGTGGACGACGGCACGGGCAGCCCCTCGAGCACTCTACTTTCGTCCGTGAGCAACGCCGTTGACGCGGTGCGGCCGGTGGGGAGCACCTTCGGCATATTCGCCCCGGTTGTCGTCTCGGCCAACATCGGCATGACGATCACCACGGCCACCGGATACGACCACACAGCCACGGTCGCCCTTGTCTCTGCGGCCCTGACGGCCTACATCAACAGCCTGCCCCTGGGCACGTCGTTGACCTTCAGCAGGCTTGCCCAGATCGCCTATGACGCTTCTGCCGGAGTGACCAACGTCACGGCCGTGACTCTCAATGGCGGGACATCAGACCTCGCGGCCACGGCAAAGCAAGTCATCAAGATCGGCACGGCAACAATCGTCTAGGAGGTTCGCGCTATGGCAACAGGAGATCAGGCGGACATCCAAGCCAGGCTGCAGCAGCTTTTGCCTACAGGCTGGTTCACGGACGGGCTTTCCCCCGTGCGAGACGCCTTGCTGGCTGGCGCGGCGAATGCCCTTGCCTTCGCATACTCGCTCTTCGCCTACGTGCGCCTGCAAACCCGCATCAGCACGGCCACGGATGCCTTTCTGGACATGATCGCTGAGGATTTCCTCGGCTCATCGCTGCCCAGGGCCGCGCACCAGACGGACGCCAGCTACCGGGCGCGCATCCTCGTGGCAATCTTCCGCGAGCGCGGAACGCGGAATGCCATCATCAAGGTGCTGACACAGCTGACCGGCCGCGCGCCGGTTATCTTTGAGCCACAGCGCCCGATGGACACCGGAGCCTACGGCGGCCCCTTTGGCTACGGTGTTGGGGGCGGCTACGGTTCCATGCTCCTGCCTATGCAGGCCTTCGTGACGGCCTACAGGCCAAGCGGTGGAGGCGTTGCCAACGTGGCGCCTTACGGTGTGCCTGGAGGCAGCACAGGGGGCGGCTACGGCGTTGGGAGTGCGGAATACTTCCCCCTCATGAGTATGCAAAGCCAGGTGACGGACGCAGACATTTATAGCGCCATCGAAAGCGTTCGGCCCGCGGGCTACACGCTCTGGGCAAGAATCAGCAGCTAGACAGTCAACATAGGCCAGCGCGCGAGCGCTCAAACGAGCCCCTATTCTTCGGAGTAGGGGCTTTTCTTTTTGGAGGAGGCAACATTGGATCGCCAAATCATTTACCCCGGCGCAATTCCCCTTGAAACCGACCTGTTGAACACCAATCGAAACGCCTTGGTTGCCCTTGGTTTCTTGGCGCAGGACATCCTCGGGCAGAACACACTTGTCTCTGGCCTCGCCTGCACGCCGAACAGCCCGGCTGCGCTCAACGTGCTGGTGGCTCCCGGCCGCATCTACAGCCTGCAGAACCTGGACGCCACGGCGTACTCCAGCTTGGCAGCCGACACCATCCACTCGCTCATCAAGCAGGGCATAAGCCTCGACACGACCACGCTGTCTTGCCCTGCTCCGGCCACGGCGGGGTACTCGGTCAACTACCTGATCGAGGCCTCATTTTCTGAGGTGGACGCCAACCAGGTGGTGCTGCCCTACTACAACAGCAGCAACCCGGCCCAGCCTTACAGCGGCCCCGCCAACAGCGGCACGGCGCAGTACACGGCCCGCAAGGGAACCATCGTCCTCACGGCGAAGGCTGGCGTCGCTGCCGCCACTGGCACGCAGACCACCCCGGCCGCTGACAGCGGCAACGTGGGCTTGTGGGTTGTGACCGTGGCCAATGGGCAGACGACTATCATCAGCGGAAACATTGCCCAGGTGAGCGGCGCGCCCTTCATCAACAACACGCTGACCTTGCTTGCCCCGCTGCTCTCTCCGGCCCTGACCGGCACGCCCACTGCTCCGACCCCGGCCCTTACGGACTCCAGCACCAAGTTGGCAACCACGGCCTTTGTGATTGCCCAGATGCTCGGGTGCCCCACTTCGCTGGTGGCGGGAGGAACCGCGGATGCGCTCACGGCCACCATGGCCAGCGCGCCGCAGACAGCCCTAGCCGATGGCATGATTGTGGAGGTGCGCGCGAGCGCTGCAAACGTGACCACCGCGCCCACGCTGAACCTGACACTCGGCAGCACGGCTACCGGGGCCAAGACCATCGTCAAGGGCGCTCTTGGCCCCCTGGCCGTTGGTGATATCCCCGGCGCAGGTGCGGTGATCGAAGTTCAATACAACGCAGCGGCTGGCCAGTGGGTGCTTCTGAACCCAGGTGCCACCGTTAGCTTGCAGTCCTTCCGGCAGGGCATCGTCAACGGCGCTTTGCAGGTATGGCAGCGCGGTTCAAGCTTCACGGGCATCGCGGGATCGGTACTCAAGACTATCTTCTTAACTTCTCCAACGGGAAGCGTTCAGAGTTACACAACCCCTGGAGATTGGAACAACAGCAACAACATTGTCACATGTATTGGGGCAGGGTCTGGTGGCGTTGGGACAAACGCCGCTGCCGCTGCCAATGGCGGTGGAGGCGGGGCTTTTGCTTCTCGCACCAACCTCACGCTCTCGGGGGCTATCTCGTATCAGATAGGCGCCGGGAGTTCTGGCACGATTAGCTCCGCCTCATCGTCTGCTGGCGGCGACACGTGGTTCAATGCTGCTTCAATGCCCGCATCTGGAACAAGCAATCAGGTGGGTGCAAAGGGAGGAGCGGCGGCAACGTCTTCTGCTGGTGGCGTTGGAGGGCTCGCAGCTAATTCGTGCGGGTCTGTCGTCTATAACGGCGGCACGGGCGGAACAAGTACCTCGACCGCTAATGCTTCAGCGGGTGGTGGCGGTGCCGCTGGGCCAAATGGCCCTGGTGGCAACGGCGGCTCTCCATCTGGGGCTGGTGGTGCTGGTGGAGGCGGCTCCGGAGGCGGCGGCTCCGGAACTGGCGGGTCTGCCGGTTCAAGCGCGGCATCAGGCGCAGGTGGCAACAATTCTGCTGGCTCCGGCGGCGGGTCTGCTGGTGGTGGCGCTGGTTCAAATGGTGGCGGCGGCGGCGGCAATACCAGCGCAAACGCTGGCGCAGGTGGGGCGGGGACGGATTGGACAGCCACGGCGGGCGGCACAGCTGGCCCCGGCGGAGGTGGGGGAGCTGTCGGCGGTGTGAGTGTAAGCCCTGGCGCTGGCGGTCTTTACGGCGGCGGCGGCGGCGGGAGCAACTCGAACAATACCACAAACGGCGGAAACGGGGCGCAAGGCCTTATTGTTATCCAATACACTCCCACAGGTGGCGCAACATATACCGCAGACGCATGGTTTGCCGCAGCTGGTGGTACAAGCCCCTCTGCCTCTGTGACGCAGGTGCCTGGATCCAACGGCTTCTTCTACGGCCTGAAGTTGCAGCGTCCGAATGCCAATACGGCCATCGGCATGCATCAGGTCGGCCATGTCATCGCGGGAATTGATTGCACCAGGTTCCAGGGCCAGACGGTCATGCTTTCCTTCTGGGCCAAGGCCGGGGCCAACTTCAGCGCGGCTGGCAACAACCTGTCCGTGAAGCTCTACGTTGGAACGGGGACGGATGAGGGCGCGATCGCCATGCAGGGTGGCATCTGGGCCGGTTCGAGCACTCCGATCAACACGAACCAAGCGCTGACGACCACTTTCACACAATACTCCTTCACTGCCACAATCCCGGCGAACGCGACGGAGATTGGGGTTTTGCTGGGCTGGACGCCCGTGGGCACGGCCGGCGCGGACGACTCGTTCACCATCCAAGGCGTGGCTCTGAAGCCTTCGAGCGCTGGTGCCGGGTCGGTGTTCGACTTCCCGCAGTACGACCTGGACCTGTACGAATGCCGCACCCGCTGTGAAGTAGTTGCGGGCTACATTCCCGCGACAACGGCCCAGAACATCCGAAGCCTGCACCTTCGGGCCGTTCCGACCATCACGGGTGGCGGCAGCGGATTCACGAGCACGGGCACCACGAAGGACGCTCTAGTGGCCTACCAGACCGCCGGTTCGGTCCAGACCTTAACCCTTAGCGCCGACCTCTAGGAGGGCCCCCCCCATGGAAGCGAAGAAAGAATGTTGCTCCGTATGCAGGTTCTACCTGCCCGCCGATAAGAAGCAGGGCCTGTGCCGCCGCAACCCTCCGCAGTTGACCTTGATGAACGTCAAGGTTCGCAAAGAAGGCGGCGAGACGGAATTCACCAGCAACTGGCAGTTCCCGCCCATGATGGCTTTTGGCTGGTGCGGCGAATGCAAGCCCCAGGAGGCGTAAAACATGGCTCCCGTCGCATATGCTCTGACCAGCGATCCCAAGTGGATCACCCGCACCGCTGACGGCGCGGCCATCCCGGTCGACACCGGCAATGGGGACTACCAGCTGTACCTGGCATGGCTGGCCGCAGGGAACACGGTGGCCCCTGTTCCCGTTCCTTCCGCTGATGTACTCGCCGTACAGCATGAAGCCGCCTTGCAGGTTGCCCTTGATGCTGGCGCTCAATCCTGGGGCTACGACAGCGTTGTGAGCGCGGCGAGCTATGCCGCCAGCACGCATGCGCAATTCAAGTCCGATGCTGGCGCCCTCATCTCCTGGCGTGATTCTGTGTGGCTTTGGGCACAGGCCCAAGAGGCCGCGATCAAGGCAGGCACGGAGCCGATGCCCGCAACCGTGGCGGCCTTCGTCGCCAACATGCCCGCGCTGCCGACCCACACCATCGTCTCCTAGCGTTCCTTCCCCCTCCTCAAGGCCCGTCCCGGCCCTGGCGCATCCGCCGGGGCGGGCCTCTACCCGCGCCACACGAAGGGACCAAAATGCTGGAAGAACTTTTGCTGAAATTCGGGGTGCCCCTGGCACCGACCGTGCTTGTCGGTCTGCTGGTCTGGCTCATCAAGCGCGACATCAAGCGGTCCGATGCGCTGCGCCATGCTGCGAATGCAGCTCTCCACGCCAAGATGGATGCCCAGGGCGTCGTGCTCGGAAAGATGGACAGCCGCATGGACTGCTTCGAGTCTGCGCAGCACGCCTGCCAGCTCGACAATGCCAAGAACTTCGCCACGAAAGAGGATGTCACCCACATATGGGAGACGGTTGACGAGCACAGCAAGGACATTGCCCAAATGCAGGGCTCCATTAAACACATGAGGGGGTAGCCGATGAAAGCTGACGATTTCGTTTCGGCCATTGGCCCAGCGGCCCAGGCCTCGGCCAAAGCGACGGGCATCCCCGCCTCTTTCGTCGTGGCAGAGGGCGCGCTTGAATCCGGTTGGGGCGTCTCTGCCCTCGCCAGGCAGGGAATGAATCTGTTTGGCGTCAAGGCCGACAGGAGCTGGAGCGGCAACGTGCTCTCCATGCAGACGCGGGAGTTCCTGCACGGCAAGTGGACCGTCGTGCCCGCCCTGTGGCGCAAGTACGATACCTGGGAGGCTTGCATTGCCGACCACGCGAAATTCCTGACCGAGAATCCGCGCTACGCCCCGGCCTTCGCCCACAAGGATGACGGTGAAGCCTTCGCGCGCGCCGTTGCCGCCGCGGGCTACGCCACGGACCCGGACTACCTGACGAAGATCCTGACCATCATGCGCGTGCATGATCTCAAGGCGCTGGACAGCCAGCCAGCCTAGTCACCAACGACACATGCACACAATGAGCCCGCCCCTGCGGGCTTTTTGCTTTTGGAGGGGCAATGCCGACAAACGAGATCCACGAAGAGAAAGAAACCCTGTCCGTCGACGTGAACATCCCTGGCCACGAGGAGCGCACCGAGACAAGCCTGTTCCGCCGCACGAGAGAGCAGCTCATCGCGCGCGAAGGTGGCCGATGCTTCCATCTGCGGGGCCACCGCTGAGGAGTCTGGGCATCCCCTCGAGGCCCATCACCACCCCGTCGAGCGCAGCCTCACCAACATGATCGATTGGACCCGGTTCCGCGCGGACTGTGAGGCCGGGCTCTGGGGTCCCCACGCCAAAGCGTTCGATTGGACTGCCGTTGACCGAATCGGTCCTCTGGCCTTCGTCGACGACATGACCGTCAACGGCCTGTTGCTCTGCAAGGACCATCACGTCGGGAAAGACGAGGGGATCCACGACTTGCCTTACCCGCTCTGGGTTGCCCAGCGGTCCGGGCTCGAAGGCTACGCGTTCTCCTCCCTCGAAATAATCCACCATCAGAAATAGGAGCTGCCCAATGTCCACCCGCACCAAGCTCATCGCTGCGCTGTTGCTGTTCACCGCCTGGGGAGTCTTCGCCGCCTGCGGCATGACCCCGGTTGCGGATTTCATCACCGGCGTACGTGATGCCCTGATCGGCCTTGGCGTCTTCCAGGCCGTCATCATCAACCCCAGCGGCCCCACCGCTCCCAAGGAGTAGCCCACATGCGCAAACTCATCATCCTGGCCCTGTGCATCTTCGCGTTTGGCCTCTACGGCTGCGGTTCCATGAACATGGGAGTCAGCGCTGCCAACAACTACATAGCCGCCAACAGCTCGGCCACTGTCGCCAACGTGCACCAGGCCAATCTTCAGGCCGCAGAGCTGTGGGGCAAGATCGGCTGCGGCATGACCTACGACGCCGTGGTAAACAGCGACGAAAAGACTTCCGCAGCCATTATTGCCCTGTGCGGGGCGCCCAAGGGATTCTTGCTGGTCAAGTCCACCGGGACCACGGTGAGCATCCAACAGCCCACCGCTGCGCAGTAG